GGCCGAGAAGGGGACCGAGACTAGGCCGGACGGTGAGCAGATACTCGACTCAACGCTCGAGTTTGAGCTGTACGGCAAGATTGAGGCAATACGAGAGCTGATACTTTTGGGCGGGTTCCGGGCGGCCGAAAAGCGGGAAGTATCTGGCCCGGATGGTGGGCCCATACAGTTGGGGATTGATGATGACCTGATGGCGAGGATCAAAAAGAATGCAAAGTAGGCGAGGAGCGCACAGAGAGTACCAAGAGATCCTCCGCGTAGCCACGGAGCGGGATCAGTACCCGCAGGCTGTGCGTGAGCTGGCCCTAAAAGACCTTTTCTTTTTGATCGTCTATGTGCTGGCCCGGCAGGATGTTGACCGGGACTGGCTGTATGCCAGGTGTAGAGAGGTACAAAAAAACCCGGACGGATACATTGATCTCTGGTTCCGGGAGGGGTACAAGTCAACAATCATTACGTTTGCCCTCACCATCCAAGACATCCTTAACGATCCAGAGCTTACTGTAGGTATCTTCTCCGCCACCAGGCCGATAGCAAAGGCATTCCTCCGTCAGATCAAAAGAGAGTTTGAGGATAATGCCAAGCTTAAGATGCTCTTCCCCGATATCTGCTTTAAGAACCCGCGCAAGGAATCACCGAAATGGGCATTAGCTGTAGATACTCCTGTACTGACAGTAGCTGGGTGGAAGAATCATGGAGATTTAAAGTTTGGAGATAAGATATTTGGTTCTAAGGGGCAGATTGTCACGGTAATAGGAAATTCTGGAGTTATGATAGATGTTGATTGTAGAAAAATAGTGTTTGATGATTGCGAGTTAGTTGCATCATCGGAGCATTTATGGCCTGTACAGCAGAGGAAACCAACATTAAAGAGATGGGGATGGTTAGAAAATCCAGAAATAGAGATTCGTACTACAGATGATTTGCCAATTAAAGATAAAGCACAACGATTACCGTTTACTCCGATGATTAATTTCCCAACATTAGATACAAAGTATCTTCTTGACCCATATATATTAGGGTTATGGCTTGGTGATGGTACTGCTGGTACAAACATTATAAGTATGCACCGAGATGATGAGGAAGAAGTTTTAAGTCAAATAAGTAATGTTGGACTTGAAGCATACATTCATCGTAGAAAGCCAGAAGATAGTTTTTCGATGTATGGAATCCGTGGATTAAAAGAAATATTGTTGTCTGTTGGATGTTTAAAGGCGAAACATATTCCAGATGAATACTTGTATAGTGATACAAAGACACGATTAGCATTATTCCAAGGGCTTATGGATTCAGATGGAACGTGTAAGGGACA